GCGGCCGTGGAGGATTTGCGTGACGTGGATTCCTCGCTCCTGGTCATGGCGACCGGGCTTGGCAAGACCGTCACGTTTTCCCACGTCGCCAAGCGCTTCGCCGGCGATGGCTCGGACGGCGGGCGGGTGATGGTGCTGGCCCACCGCGAAGAGCTCATCCGCCAGGCGGCGGACAAGCTGGCACGGGTGACGGGCGAGGTCCCGGACGTCGAGATGGCGGAAGAATGGGCCGACAAGCCTTGCCTGACCGGGCGGCGGGCGCGGCTGGTCGTGTCGTCCATCCAGACGCAAGTGTCTGGATTCGGGGGACGGGGGAGGATGAGCCGGTTCGCGCCGTCGGAGTTCTCGCTGGTGATCGTGGACGAGGCGCACCACGCGGTGGCCGACAGCTACAAGCGGGTGCTGGCCCACTACAGGCAGAACTCCGACCTCAAGGTGCTGGGGGTGACCGCCACGCCCGACCGTGCGGACGAGGAGGCGCTGGGGCAGGTCTTTGAGCGCGTCTCGTTCGTGTACGAGATCAACGACGGGATCGCCGACGGGTGGCTGGTGCCGATCCTCCAGCGGTCGGTCACGGTGCAGGGGCTGGATTTCTCCGCCGTCCGCACGATGGCCGGTGACCTGAACGGGGCGGACCTGGCGGCGCTGATGGAGTACGAAGGGAACCTGCACGGGATTGCGCACCCGACCTTCGAGGTGGCGGCGGGACGCAAGACGCTGGTGTTCGCCGCCTCCGTCGCGCACGCCCAGCGGCTGTGCGAAATTTTCAATCGCCACAGGGCGGACTGCGCGCGGTTCGTCTGCGGGGCGACGGACGACCTGGAGCGTCGGCGGACGTTGAAGGGCTACCGGGAAGGGCGGTTCCAGTTCCTGGTCAACGTGGGCGTGTTCACGGAGGGTTTCGACGAGCCGAGCATCCGCGTGGTGGCGGTGGCGCGGCCGACCAAGAGCCGGGCCCTGTACACGCAGATGGTGGGCAGGGGCACGCGGCCGCTGGATGGCGTGGTGGATGGGGTGGACGGCGCCGCCGGGCCGCTGGCGCGTGTGGCGGCGATCCGGGCCAGCGGCAAGCCGGACCTGGAGGTGCTGGACTTCGTCGGGAACTCGGGGAAGCACAAGCTGATGACGTGCGCCGAGATTCTGGGCGGCAAATATCCGGACGAGGTGGTGGAGGCGGCGGCTCAAGCGGCGCGGGAGGGTCGGGGGGCGGTGGACCTGCGCAAGCTGCTCGAAGAGGCGGCGGCCGAAGCCGAGCGGCGGCGGGCGGAGGCGGAGGGAAGGCGTGCGGCGGAGGCGGCGACGCGGGCGGCCCTGGTGGGGCGGGCGAGCTACAGCACGGAGCTGGTCAACGCCTTCGACGTGCTGGACCTGCGGCCGGCGGTGCAGCGGGGCTGGGACAAGGGCAAGCCCGCTTCGGGCAAGCAGGTGGACCTGCTGCGGAAGTTCGGCGTGCCGGGCGCCGCGGAGCTGTCGTCCGCGCATGCCTGTCAGCTCATCGGCACGCTCATCGAGCGCTCGCGCTCCAAGCAGTGCACGTTCAAGCAGGCGAAGCTGCTGAAGCGCTACGGGCTGGACCCCAACGTGAGCTTTGACGAGGCCCGCAAGACCATCGACGCGATCGCGGCCAACAACTGGACGCTGCCGTCTGGCTTTGGAGCGGCGGCGCTATGAGCCGCTCGTCCTTGGCGGAAGAGACGTTCGGGGAGCTGGCCGCGGCCTTCGAGGAGTGGCGCTGGCGGTCGGAGGTGGCGCTGGTGGCGGGCGTGGTGGCGGACCCGCGCCGCGGCCTGGCCGTGGCGGAGGCCGCCGGCTCAGGACCCTGGGCATTCGAGCAGGAGGACCTGCGACTGATCTACTGCGCCGCGGCGGTGCTGCGCAGCGAGCGGCGGCTTTGCGGGCCGAGTTTCGAGGACAAGGTGAAGGTGTTCCGATTGGGCAAGCTGGCGCTGCGGCGGGAGGGGTGGTGGGACAAGGACGGGCCGCTGTCGTTCTCCTGCCGGTGGAATGACCAGACGCTGGCGCGGCTCTTCTTCTGCGTGCCCTACTCAAACGCCTTCGTGCACGCGGCGGCGTCGATGGTGCTGGAATTGCGGCGCCGGGAGGCCGAGGCGGAGGAGCATCTGAGGGCTGCGTGGGGGGCGATGTGGGAGGGGGTCGAGCAGGCGGTGGCGATAGGTGCGGTGGCGGAATACTCGCCGGAAGGTTGGTCGGCGGTGCAGCGCAGGTTCGGTGGCGGGTGAGGATGGCGGTGACGGATGGCCGGTGACTGGATCAAGTGGACGGTGGGGCTCACCCGAAAGCCCGAGGTGCTGGGCATGGCCCGGCGCCTGGGGAAGGACCGCCGGTTCGTGGCGGGTTGCCTGATGGAGTTGTGGGAATGGATGGATCAGGTGTCGTGCGACGGTCACGCGGACTACGTGACGTTCGATGACGTGGACGGTCACGTGGGGGTCGAGGGGTTCGCGGGGTCGATGGCAGAGGTGGGGTGGCTGCGGCGCGACGGGGAGGGGCTGAGTCTGCCGAATTTCGAGAGGCACAACGGGACCTCGGCCAAGAGCCGGGCCCTGGCGACCGAGCGAAAGCGGCTGCAGCGGGGCCGGAACGGGGAAGCGGGCGGCGCGTCACGCGGCCAGCGTGACGGCGTTTAGCCCCCGTATCTGGTGCGTGTCGCGCTTCCTGCGTGACCAGAGGTGTCACACCAAAACGTGACCAGAGAAGAGAAGAGAAGAGGAAAGCAGGAAGATCTAAAAGGGAGAGGACCAGGACGGGTAACCGTTCGGCGCGCGCAGGGGGCGGGCGGAGGCGGGGCCAGTGGACGTTCGCGGCTCAGGGAAGACCGGACCGACTGCGGGGGCTGCTGGCCGGAGCTCGGAGGGTCCGTAGACAGGAGCATCCGCCGCCGGGCGGATTCACGCGGCCGGCGGCACACGCCGGCCCTGCCGCTGGGCGGCAGGAATTCCCGGGGACACTTCAGAAGGGACTTAAGGCCCCGGCAAGGGGCCGCGCGGGTGGTGTATTTCCTTCGTGTGTGAAGTCCTGTGTGAACTCGGGTGCGGGCGAGCATACGCGGAGGTGAATCGTGGTGGTTGCTGTCGTTTGCGATGCGTTTTCGGGGTGGTGGTGGGCGTGGCTGCTCCTGGGCCTGTTCGTCGGCGTCTCGGCGGGCGTCGTCCTGGCCGCCTTGCTCGCCGCGGCGGGCGAGGCGGACCGGGAGGCCGAGGCGGTGGCGCGGCGGCTGGTCGGGCAGGAGGTGCCGGCGGGGCTGCGGGATGGGGATGCGACCCTGCCGGTCTAACTCGGGAGGGACGCTGCCATGGGAAGCTCGCTCAAAATCCTGGCGCTCGACCCGGCGACGAAGTGTGGGTTTGCCCATTCGTGTGGCGTGGCGGGCACGTGGGACCTGTCGGTGCGGCGGGACGAATCCGCGGGGATGCGCCTGGTGCGGCTCCGGGGGAAGCTGGGCGAGCTGCAGCGGGACGTGGGCGTGGACCTGGTCGTGTTCGAAGCGGCGCGGCACGCCAGCGCGAGGATGGGCGGGGCCGTAGTGGTCCAGGCGGAGCTGCAGTCGGTGATCAAGGTCTGGTGCCACGACGTCGGCTTGGACTACCGCGGCTACTCGCCCTCGGAGGTTAAGAAGCACGCCACCGGCAAGGGCAATGCGGACAAGAAGGCGGTGATCGCGGTGGCGAGGAAGCGGTGGCCGGGCCTGTCCCGCGAAGTGGATGACAACGAAGTGGATGCGCGTTGGCTGCTCGACTTGGCCGTACGCGATCTTGGAGGGACTGAGCGATGAGCGCTGTTGAATGTGAAGGCGGGACGGCGGTGTTGGAGCGGCCGAAGCGGCCCGCGCGGGCGGCGAAGGCGGGCGGCGGCGGCGGGAACGCGACGGCCGGGCATTGCCGGGCCGTGGTCAATCCCGACCTGGGCCGCGCCTACGCCAGCGCCGCGGCGGCGGTGAAGCAGGTCCGCAAAGCCGAGGGGGTTCAGCTCTCGGTGAAGCTGATCTGGCGGGCCATCCGCACCGGCAGGCCTTACGCCGGACGGTACTGGGACTGGCGCTACCCGATCGGCTGGGACGAGCTGGCAATGTGGTTCCGCCTGGCGGAGGCGGGGCTGGTGGACTGGGAATCGCTGGGCAAGTGAACGCGGTTCGCGGGACACACGGGCGGCCGGTGCGTACCACGGGTGGGTCCTGAGGAGGGTGCTGTGGCGGATGGTGAACTCAGGGTTGACTCGGTTGTGGGCGATTCGGTAGATTGCGATCGTGGGGGATGCAACGGGGGGCTCGGTGTGGCCGGCGCGGGTTTGCGGGCTGCAAATCCTCCGGTCGGAGGTGCGTTCCGAACTGATCTCGGTTTCCGGCGCCCGGGTGTTGCGCCCGGTGACGTGCCGGCGCTGAGCCCTGGGCTGACCGCTCTTGGCGGGATCGAACGCAGCGCGGCGACGCTGTTCGTGGCTTCCGTCCGCACGGGTGAGGAGAAGGTCTTCGCCTGGGAGCTTTTGGGGCGGGGGATCGACTACTTCCTGCCCCTGGTGGAACTGGCCAAGCGTTCGGGGCGGACGAACTACGTCGAGCGGCGGGCGGCGTTTCCCGGGTACCTGTTCTTCGCGGGGGACGGGGGCACGCTGTCGGACGTGCGATCGGTGGGGCGGCCGTGCAGTGTGATCCGCGTCGAGGACCAGGACCGGCTGCGCCGCGAGCTGGCGCAACTGGAGCGGGCGCTGCGCGTGAACCCGCGGGTTCAAGTCAGTCCTGCAATCGTGAAGGGGCGGCGGTGCCGGATCGTCGCCGGGGGGCTGGTGGGGTTGGAGGGCGTGGTCGTGCGGCGGGAGGGGCGGAGCGGTGTGCTGCTGGAGGTGTCGGTGCTGGGGCAGGGGATCGAAGTCCAGACGGATGCGGGGGCGGTGGAACTGATTGGATGAATGCTGCGGAGGTTTTTATGCGTCGGATGCTTCGTGAGGTGTCGGGTGTGGTCGCGTTCCTTTTTGCGGCGGCGGTGCTGGTCGCGGCCGTACTGCACCTTTCGGGGTGCTCAGCGGAGCAATGGGCGAAGGTAGGGAAGGGGGCAGCGGCGACCACCCAGGCGGTGAACGGGCCGGTGGGGAGGGCCGTCGCGGACTCGCTGCCGTTTGGGAACCTGATCTCCGGCGCGATCACGGCGGTGGCGGCGGTGCTGGGAGCGGTCGCGAAGAATCAGCACTCCAAACACAAGGAAGATCACATCGCCCGCCAGAAGCTGGAGGCGGAGAACGCGGAATTGAAGGGGAGGCTGACGCGCAGGCCGCAAGCCGCGCCTGCCGCGGCCGCGACGGCGTGAAGTTGGTTAGGGTCAGGGGTCAGGGGTGAGGGCAGCGGGAGAGGCCATGTCGCTGAATCAGGAGATTGGCCAGCAGCTCGCGCGGGTCGAGGGGGATCTTGGGGCGATTAAGGCGACGCTGGCGAAGCTGGAGAAGATCCTCAGCGGCAACGGGTCGCCCAGCATGGGGCTGGTGGTGCGCTTCGACCGCGTCGAGCAGGCGGAGAAGCGTCGGTCGCGATTGGCGTGGATCACCGTCACGGCCGCGGTCGGGGCGCTGGTGGCGGCGGCGGTGGCGGCAGTGGTGGCGCGGCCGGGGCCGGCACCCTCGGCTGCGGCCAATGCGGCGGGGCAGGCGAGCAGCCATTGACGGATGGGGGAATGGCATGGCCGCGACGCGCGTGATTCGTGAGCTGCTTCGGCTGCTGGACGTGAACGTCCCCTCGCCGTCGGACGGCTACGGCCTGGCGTACGACTCTGCCAGCGGCAAGTTCGTCCAGCGGCTGTTCGCCGCCACCAGCGGCGCGGCCTTCACCGGGAACGTGACCAACACCGGCTCGTACTACGCCGACAACGGCGGGGCCTTCGTCACGCGCAATGCCGGCATCTACAAAAGCATCTCCGCCAACTCCTACCTGGCGCTGGGTGCGGGCTTTCCGATCAAGTGGACCAGCTCGGATGCCCTGGGCTCGGCGGACGTGGGCCTGACGCGGGATTCGGCCGGGGTTCTTCGGGTCAGCGACGGCGGGACCGGCCTGGGTGGCCTGACCGTTGCCGGAATCACCTTCTCGGGCGCGGTGATGCCGAACGGCACGTGGCTGAACAGCGCCGAGGGGAACAACCGCTTCTACTTCACAACAGGGAGCCTGACGTACATCAAGGGCCTCAACGGGGCGATCTTCCGGGACTACGACGACTCGGTGGTGTTCGGGATGCGGCCCTGGGGCGCCGTGGTCCGCAACCTGGCCTCGCACCCCGCGACGACCGAGCCGGGCCAGTTCTACTTCAACACCACCGACGGGCACTTCTACGGGTGGAACGGGTCGGCGTGGAAGCAGTTGGATAATTAACGGCAGGGGTTAGGGGTCAGGGGTTAGGGATCAGGGGTTAGGGGTTAGAGGAGAATCATGGCGACGGATGTGATTGATTTCGTGGCGCCGACGGACCCGCCGGAGCCGACGGTGGCGGACAAGCAGGCGGCGACGAAGCAGGCGCTGGCGCAGGGGGTGAACGCGATCTACGTGGCGATGGTGAGCCAGTACCGGGAGCTGCACGGGCTGCTGTGGCGGAACCGGCTGGGGCTCACGCCCAAGCAGGCCTGGGCGGCCTTGGGAGACTCCGGGGCGAGTCTGCTCCAACGCGCCGCGGACCTGCGGACCTTCATCCTGGCGCAGAAGCCGGACGCGCCCGTGCCGGGGATTCCGGTGGAGTGGACGCTGACGCCGAATGCGGACGGCACCGTCACGGCGACGGAGGTGTAGGGAGGGTTGAGCGATGGCCAGGGGCACGCGCGTGGTGGACTGGGGAACGGCCGGCAAGCAATCCGTCGCCAACGGCGGGGACGGGTCGCTGTACTACTCGGCCTTCGACGGCAGCGGCGACACGCTGGTGGCGCGGACGAACCTGGGGATCTCCGTCGCGGCGGGGACGGCGGCGGGTCAGAAGGCGTACCGGATCGCGCCGGCGGGGTGGAGCACGAACTGGAGCGGGTACGAGCTGTGGGACGATGGGAGCGGCGTGGCCGCGGCGGACTTCGAGGCGGTCGGGGACGGCGGGTCGGGTCAGTTCCCGATCGACCACGACGGGGGGAGCGGCACGGGCGGGGCGGACTGCACGTTCTACATCCCGTACTCCAATGGCGTGGGCGTGGGCAGCTCGGCGGACGTGCTGCGGTACACGACCGATGGGGCCAGCGGCTACGGCGGGCTGACGATCCGGGCGTATCTGGCCAGCGCGTACGACGCCGGCCTGCGGAACGCGGTGGGGACGACGTTCACGAGGAGCGACGGGCGGTGGACGGGGCCACTGAACCTCTCGGCGGGGACGTATTACCTGATCGCAGACGTGCCGGATGATTCCTACGCGGCGTATCAGGTGAAGGTGGTGGTGCCCTGAGGCGTTTGAGTTCAGCGCAACCTCCACCCGCGGCGTAAGCCGTCATTGGAGCGGCTCGCGGCGGCCGTTGCTCGCCCGATTCTACATCCATTTAGACCGCACCATATTATTTTGTTGCGTTCCTGCTAGTTTAGCGTACAAGGGGCGAGCCGAATGGGAAGCCATCTCTTTGCGCGGGAAAAACTGGGCTAGTAGCCGCTCCGCGGCGATTTGCGCGCGAACGTTGGTCTCCGCCTGCACGGAAGGAGATTGAACATGCGTCGCTCTACTCTCGCTCTCGGTTCGACCATTGCGCTCGCCGCCCTGTGCTGGGCCGCGTGCTTGAATGTCTTCACCGCGACGGCCCGGGGAGATTCCGTCCTCAACGGCGGCTTTGAAACCGGGACTTTTTCGCCTTGGACGTCCACGGGCAATCCCAGCAACCAATCCGTCGTCACCGGCACAGGATTCGGCGGTTGGAACTCCGGCGCCCACGGCGGAACGCACTGGGCCGAGTTCGGACCGACCGGCAGTAATGGAGGCGTCGAACAGACCGTTGTCGTCATTCCCGGGCAGTCGTACCTGCTGAGCTTCTGGCTGGCGAGTGACGATGGAACGGCCAACGCCTTCCTGGTGAATTTTGACGGCTCGCGTGTGTACGATACAGGTAATGTCGGCCAGCAAGGCTGGACGCAGTATTCATTCGCCGTGACACCTACCGTAGCTAATCCGAATGTCGACTTCGAGTTCCGGGTTGGCACCTCGGGCGACCACCTCGGGCTCGATGACGTCAGCCTGACGCAGGCCTCGAGCTCGGCCACATCCGCGGCCCCCTTGCCCGGCACCGCTTGCGGGGGCATCGTCCTGCTGGCTGGGTTGGTTGCGCGCAGGTTCCGCAGAACGTAAGCGTCAACGCCGTGCTTTCGACCAAGCTATGCCTGCCCGCAGGAGTGCGCGTGCCCGGCCGGGCTTTATGGTCCGGGGCGAGCGGTTGCGCCATGTAGCCGGCCTTGCGCGCCAGCAGCTCATTGACGCTCGGCGCGCGAAGCGTCGAGACGCACATATCCCCGGGGGCACCGGGGAGCGAGATAACCCGTCGATGGCGGCGGACCGGAACCGTGGTGTAGTTCCTTGTCTCCGAAGGTTGCCGGAGCGCAGCTCCGGCCGCTGATCAGCCTCACGTTATTCATCTCTCGCTCGCCTCACCACTCTCGCCTGGGGCGTACTTCACTTCGGGGTGGCAGCGGAATCATAGCGTCTCAGGAAGAGCGGCACGTCTGGCGGGGTGAGTGAGGGCCGGAGCTCGGAGGGTCCGTGAACAGGAGCATCCGCCGCCACACAGCGGCGGATTCGAGCGGCCGGCGGCGTAGGCCGGCCCTGCCGCCAGGCGGCAGGTATTTCGGGGTGGGGAAGGAGGGAACCATGAGTGACGAGGCGAAAGGCGATTCTTCGCGCAAGGCGCTGACGCGCGCCGGCGACTGGAAGCCGCTGTTTCTCAAGTGGCTGGCCAGCACCGGCAACGTCACGCGCTCGGCCGCGGCCGCCGGCGTGGCGCCGGCGACGGTGTACGAGGCGCGCAAGGCGGACCGGGCCTTCGCGCGCCAGTGGAAGCGGGCACTCCGCGAGGCCGGGGACCACCTGGAGCACGAGGCCTGGCGGCGGGCGGTCAAGGGGGTCACCGAGCCGGTGTACCAGCTCGGCAAGCTCGCGGGGTACGTCCGCAGGTACAGCGACCCGCTGCTCATGTGCCTCCTGCGCGCCGCCCGACCCCACAAGTTCCGCGACACGGCGCGGGTGGAGCACACCGGCCGCCGCGGCGGGCCGATCCGGACCCAGACGGAGCACGGCGTGGATTTGAGCCGCTTGACGCTCGAAGAGCTGAGGACGCTGCACGCGCTGCGGCTGAAGGCGGAGGGGCACGGGCAGCGGCAGATTGAATCGTCAGGCCAATGAGCCGTCGGAGTTCCTCCATTTCGAAGCGGTCGACCATCGAGCGCTTGATGTGCCCCCTGTGCCTGCGGGACTTTGTGCGCTGTGCCTGGCACGTGCTGGAACCCGACCGGATCGACACAGCGGGCTGGCGGGAGACCACCTTCATCGAGGGGTGGCACCTGGACGCTATCTGCGAACATCTGGAGGCGGTGACGCGGGGGGAGCTGCGGAACCTGCTGATCAACATGCCCCCGCGGCACATGAAGAGCCTGGCGGTGGCCGTGTTCTGGCCGGTGTGGGTGTGGCTGACGGCACCGCAGCGGCGGTGGCTCTTCAGCAGCTATGCCCTGAGCCTGTCGATTCGCGACTCGCTCAAGTGCCGGCGGCTGATCGAATCCCCCTGGTTCGCCGAGCGTTGGTCGGACCGCTTCGCCCTGACCGGGGACCAGAACGCCAAGATGCGGTTCGACAACGACCACACCGGCTACCGCATCGCCACCAGCGTCGGCGGGGCGGCCACCGGCGAGGGCGGGGACGTGATCGTGGTGGACGATCCCCACAACGTGCAGGAGAAGGAATCGGACGCGGTGCGGGAATCGACGCTGGTGTGGTGGGACGAGGTGATGAGCACGCGCGTGAATGACCCCCGCACGGGCGCCAAGGTGATCGTCATGCAGCGCGTGCACGAGAAGGACCTGAGCGGGCACGTGCTGGCCCAGGGCGGGTACGAGCACCTGTGCCTGCCGGCTGAGTTCGAGCCGGGGCGGCGGTGCGTCACGTGCATCGGCTGGAGCGACCCTCGATCGGCGGGGGGCGAGCTGCTGTGGCCGCAGCGGGTGGGGCGGAAGGAAATCGCCGAGTACAAGGTGCGGCTGGGGCCTTCCGGCTACGCCGGGCAGTTCCAGCAACGGCCGAGCCCGGCAGGCGGCGGGCGGTTCCGCCAGAAGGATTTCCGGTACTGGACCAAAGAGGGGCAGTTTTACCGCCTGCACCTGCTGGACGGCGGGTTCAAGCTCGTTTCGGTCGATGCCTGCGACCGCTTCGCCATGATGGACCCGGCGGGGACGGATGCGCAGCAGAACGCCAAGGCGTGCTACACGGTGGTGCAGGTGTGGGACGTGACGCCGGGGCACGACATGATCCTGGTGGACCAGTGGCGGGGGCAGGTGGAGGCGCCGGAGGCCGCGGACGCCGGCGTGTCGATGGTGCGGCGGCACGATTGCCCGTGGCTGGGCGTGGAGCAGGACGGGATCGGTCTGGGCACCGTCCAGACCATCCGGCGCAAGGGCGTGACGGTGCGGCCGGTCAAGGCCCGGGGGAGCAAGGAGGCGCGGAGCGAGACGGCGGAGATCCGGCTTGCCGCCGGGATGGTGTACTTCCCGGCGGCGGCGCCGTGGCGGTTCGACCTGGAGCAGGAGCTGCTGCTGTTCCCCAACGGGGAGTACAAGGACCAGGTGGACGCCTTCGCCCACGCGGCGATCCACGTGCACAAGGTGCGCGGGGCGCCGATGGCGGCGGAGGACGGGGAGGCGGCGGAGGCGGCGATGGCGGTGGCGCGGGGGGAGGCGGTGCGGCTGCGGGACAAGCCGGTCGCGCAAGCTGAGGACGCGGAGCTGCGGCGCCTGCTGGCGGAGAACTGGGAGGATGCGATGTGGGAGGAGGTCTGAGGCCTTAAATAAGCCCAAATAATCTACTGCTCCTCAATTTCTACTTGAAGGCGAATGTCCCCCTTAAAGCCAATCCATGGGCCGTCATCCCTCATGACAGAATCGATTCGGAGTTGAAGTTTATCCCAATAGGTTCCCTGTACATTTATGTCAAGAAGGGCCTCGTCGAATTTACCCTTTGGGTGAAATGCGTTCGGATCCAACATTGTCGGTTCATGATCATATGTCGGTAATACCCGAACAATAGTATATCCCGCCGGCGCTTCGAAAACGTCAATGTCCCTGCCACCTTGAAAAGTCGTGTGATCTCCGTCGTGCTCTCGCACTCTCAACCACATGCCTACCTTAATCTTTGCAGGGTCAACCAAGAGTTTTGTTGAATACATTACTTCTGTCGTTGCATTAGCCTGTGTGTTAACATCCGAGTCGCCATGAACGCGAGGATAACCCCCAATAGCATCCATCGATTTTCGAACATTACGAACTTCGCGATACACCCACGGCTCACCGTGGAATGGCACTATGTCAGCAAGGGAAGGATCTGACGGCGTGAAAGGATCTAAGACGATCTTTGCGAAGGCCTCGTCAATCTGTCTAATCGTCTTGGTTGCAGTGTCCGCAGCGCTGTCGAGCGTAGCCGGTGGGATGCTCGGGAATTGAGTCGGGTGCTTCCGAACATATGCAACATTATCTGCTTGCCTTAGTGCAATAATTCGCTGCTTTGCCAGCCTGTCCAGAATACCTGCCGCACGACCGACGTCCAATTGCTCGGTAACCCCCTCAACAAGGGAGTAGTTGACGACCGTGAAGGAAATCATGCCGGCCCGTTGCGGATTAGCTGCGAGGACTTGTGGAAACCGTCGCGCCGCTGCTTCTATCTCTCCAACTGACTTCGGCACCTCAAAGTCGCCGGCACCGTAGGTTCTAAAGTAGACGTTTTCCTCCCGGGCTGCGCGAACCTCGGATGCTACACGATCCAGATTCAGGCCACCTTGGGCACCGAGTGCCTTGGCGCGGATTTCTGTGGCGAGCTGGTCTTTGCGCTTTGAACTCCTAGTCTTGAGTTCTGCGGTCCCAAAGAGCTCTCCCCCTCGTCGAATCCCGATGATAAAGCTGTCCCCGTACTTTTTGTAAAACGCAGCGACGCCGTTGTCGACTAAATACTGCCGGGCCGTAGCGCTTAGCCGATACTTGGCTAGCTTCTCCAGCCTATCGACCACCGTCGTGCGCGCGATGAGGTGTAGGCTATAGTCGTTGTACGCCATACTTTGGCGTAAATCGACCTTTGCTCGTGCATTCCATCCCACCCCCTGGGCCCCGGCGAACGCATTGAGCCCCAGAATCTTATAGTACTCGTCTGCCGACTCTGCGAGCTGCCGCACGTGCTCGACGGTGGCACCTGCGGGGGTCCTCTCGATGTCATTTTGAGAGAACTCGATGGCCGTGCCCTGAATGACGCCGGTGAGCGTGTTAAAACCCGAGCCCAACTGAGCCGCGGCTTCTTCCTTCTCAACCGGAACTTCCGTGCCGGCTGGACCCGTTTGACCCGGCGCGGACTTAAACGATGCGAGAATGCCCAACACGAGGGCTGTGAAGAGTGGAACTTTGTTCCGCATAAAATCTCCTTTTAAGGCGTGCGAATTTCTTGATGGAACGGCGTCCAGTCGTTTCACGATAGCCCCGCCGCGTCAATCGGTCGGTCGGGATGTGCTTTAACCGCTGTGTTTGCGGTGAGGTGCCAGAACTAGCTTGATCCATCGTCGCACTAAATGCAAGTGCTTGTGGCAATTGCCGTATTGGCAATAACTGTGTTTCGACCAGCGCGCCTCAAGAAAGCCGCAGAAAGTGCCAGGAACACGCATGGGCGTTGCTGCGTATCTATCCACTATCGCATTCGCAGCGGTCGGCAAGGCGGCGCCGGCGCCGTACGTCCGCGGGGACGTGGGCTCCGGAGCGGTGGCGGGGTTTTTGGACCTGTTCCGGCGGTCGCGGGCACCCACGGCGGCGGAACTGGTGGCGGAGAACGTCAACACGGCCTACGCCTGCGCCAGCCTCAACGCCGACCTGGTCGCCTCCTCCACACTGCGGCTGTACGTCTCCACACGGCGGGGCGAATCGCCGCCGAAGATGAGCCTCCGGGGGGAGTGCCGGGCGGTGGTCGGCCGCGAGCTGGCGGCGCTCAAGGCGGAGAGCCCGCGTGCGGCGGCGGCGCTGGCGGGGGCGATGACGGTGGAAGAGGTGCTGTCGCACCCGCTGCTGGAGCTGCTGGCCCACCCCAACCCCGGCGAACCGGACGGCGTGGGCATGGGGATGCAGCAGCTCTTCGACTTCACACAGCTCTACCAGGAGGTGGTGGGCAGGGCCTACTGGTACACGCCCCTGGACGGCATCGGCGGGACGCCTTCGGCCATTTGGCTCCTGGCGGCCCATCAGGTGCGGGAGGTGCTGGATCGGGACGGCGGCTCATCCATCATCGACCGCTACGAGTTCGGAACGGGGCCGAACAAGGAGACGTACTCGCCGCAGGAGGTCGTGCCGTTCCGCTGCCCGGACCTGGACAACCCCTACGTGGGCGGGGTCTCGCCGATGCGTGCGGTGTTCGAGAAGATCCGGCTGAACCGCAAGGTGGACGCGGTGACCAACGCGTTGCTGGACAACGGCGGCATGCCCTCGGCCCTGTTCACGCCCAAGGGCGATTCGGAAGGCGGCGGGATCGGGGAGCACGAGGCCGAGCGGCTGCGGTACAAGCTGCGGATGATGCTGAATTACGCCGGGCGGGGCGGGATCATGGTGGCCGAGGGGCCGGGGGCGTTACATCCATTACAGTGGCCTGTGCGGGACCTGGCGGACTTTCAGACGCTGCGACTGACCAAGATCGACATCGCCAACGCGTACCAGGTGCCGCCGGCGCTGCTGGACCCGCAGGACGCGAACCTCAACGGGATCAAGATGGCCCAGTACCTGCACGCCCGCTACGCCGGCGTGAAGCGGCTGCGGCGGATCGAGAGCGCCTTGAACGCCTTTTTGCTGCCGAAGTACGACCCGAGCGGGCGGCTGTTCGTGTGCTACGACTCTCCGGTGCCGGAGGACAGGGCGGAGCTGCGGGAGGAGAGCAAGGTGCTGATCGCCGGGGCGGCGATCACCCGCAACGAGCTGCGGCGGCGGCACGGGATGGAGGAGCTGCCGGGCAGCAAGGGGGAGGAGCTGGTTGATTCCGGGCCAAGGCGCGAAATTGGAAAGGGTCGGCCGGCACCGCGCACTACGGAAGCTTAGTTGAGGCGGAGGTTCACTGTGCGGGTGTCCTTCGCTGCTCGCTCGATACCGTCGTATTGCGAGCCCGTTCTTTTGCGAGCATTGCCTGGAGCGCGTTTACCTTCTGTTCACGGCTCTTCGATTGCTCGATGAGTTCTTGGAGTGCTTTCCCGACCTCGTCCCGAAGCTGGTCATTCGTTTCCTCTCCGCGCCAAATGCGGTACAGCCACTGCGTGAAATCAGCGCGGTCCATGTCTTCGATGAGCTCCAATAGCTGTTCCCGCCCCATTCCTAATGCGTTAATACCGATCTTCGTGAGGCCGGCAATAATCGGCCCGTAATCCCGACCTGTGCCGCGCAACATGGTCTCGGATTGCAGGATGAACCCAAATGTGCTTTCGTCCGCTTTTGCTTGGGGCACCGCCCGGAGTTTTTCGAGGAAATGAACTGGATGTACGCAAGGTTTTACTTTGAAGGCGTCCCGGTGGTCCAGGTATGCACGGAA